TGGTCGCGGCCATGACCAACTGCCGGGATTTGCTGGAGATGGGTGGCGAGATGCACATCTCAGTGCCCTATGACCTGAGTCTGGGTGCCTGGCAAGACCCCACGCACGTGCGTGCATTCAATGAGAACTCATGGGTTTATTACTGCGCCTGGGCCTGGTACTTGGGTTGGACGGGTTCAAGGTTCAACATGGAGCACCTGGAGTTTAGATTTAGTGCAGGCACAGACTTAGAATTGCCTCAAGATCAATTGCTGCGCACGCCCAGGGCGGTTGAGTCCATGTATGTGGTTTTGAAGAAAGTCAAAATATGATCAACGATCTGGAAATAAGCACCGACATTGCGTCCGCAGAGACGATGGATGACAGTGAGCTGCAAGGCATCATCACCTCTGACCTTGAGGACGCTGTCAGCTACATCGACTCCGACCTGAGTCCGATCAGGGCCAAGGGGACCGAGTACTACCGGGGCGATCCATTTGGCAACGAGGAAGAGGGGCGAAGCCAGGTTGTTGCCATGGAGGTGCGCGACACGGTGAGCGCCATGATGCCCAGCCTCATGCGCGTGTTTTTCAGCACTGAGAACACAGTCGAATTCTTACCTCGCGGCCCAGAGGACGAGAAGGGTGCGCAGCAGGCAACTGACTATGCAAACCTGATCTTCAATTCGGACAACAACGGGTTTATGACCACTTATGCCATCTTCAAGGATGCGCTGGTCAGAAAGTGCGGCATCGCCAAGTACTACTGGGAGGAAGAGGAAAAGGTCCGCATCGAGGAGTACTCAGGTCTGGATGACCAGACTCTGCAAATCTTGTCCCAGGAAAATGACGAGGTCAAGATCGTTGTGTCCTACCCTGACCCGGCGATCTCTCAAGATCTCATTGACCAGGTCAACGCGCAGGCCATGGCCGCAGGCCAACCGGCGCCTCAAGTGCCCATGCTGCATGATGTCCAGATCAAGCGCATTGTCAAAGATGGGCGCGTGCGGATCATGGCCGTGCCGCCAGAGGAGCTGGTGATTGATCGCCGGGCGCGGTCCTTTGAGGATGCTGCCCTGATTGCGCACCGCCAGATGCTGACCGTGGCCGAGTTGATCGCCATGGGATATGACGAGGACGAGGTCCGCGACAACCTGACCTCCAACGACCTGGACTCCAACGAGGAGTTTTTGGCGCGTCAGCCACTGAATAACATCACGGGCAACAACAACACGACCAACCCCATGATGCAGCGCGTGCTGTACGTTGAGGCTTACTCGCAGGTGGACTATGACGGGGACGGTATCCCTGAGCTGCGCAAGATCTGTTGCATGGGTTCTGGCTACAACATTGTGCGCAACCTGCCAGCAGCCTATATCCCCTTTGTGGACTTCCCCTGCGATCCAGAACCCCACACCTCGCCCCTGGAGTCCATGTCGATTTTCGACATCACCCATGATTTGCAGGAGATCAAGTCTGAGATCTTGCGCAACACGCTGGACTCTTTGGCCCAGTCGATACACCCCAGGACCGCGATTGTCGAAGGCCAGGTCAACATCGATGACGTGCTCAACAACGAGACGGGTGCCGTGATCAGGATGCGTGCCCCCGGCATGGTGCAGCCATTCAATACCCCATTTGTGGGCCAGGCCGCATTTCCCATGCTGGACTATGTGGACCAGATCAAGGAGGACCGTACCGGCATGAGCAAGGCCGCCATGGGTTTGAATGCTGACGCCTTGCAGTCAAGCACCAAGGCAGCGGTGGCCGCCACCATCAGCGCAAGCCAAGGCCGCATTGAGCTGACCTCGCGGATCTTGGCCGAGGGCATGAAAAAGCTCTTTAAGGGCATATTGTTCTTGATCACCACGCACCAGGACAAACCCCGCATGGTGCGGCTGCGCAACGAGTGGGTGCAGATCGACCCCCGCGCCTGGGACAACTCCATGGACGTGTCGATCAATATTGGCCTGGGCCAGGGTGACGTAAATGAGCGCTTGCAGGGTCTGATGATGATCATGCAAAAGCAAGAGCAGGCACTGAGCACCATGGGCGCCGACAACCCCTTTGTGACCATGACCCAACTTTCGCGCACGCTGCGCAAGATTGTGGAGTTGTCAGGGTTTCGGGATGCCAGCCAGTACTTCAAGGACGTGCCCGAAGGGTATATGCCGCCAGCCAAGCCAGAGCGCCCAACGCCTGAGCAGGTGCTGGCCCAGGTCCAGGCCGAGTCCATCCAGGCCGACATTCAGAAAAAGGCTGCCGAGCTTGAATTAAAGCGCGAGCAGATGATTCGGGACGATGATTACCGAAGAGATCAACTCGCTCAGGACTTAGTGCTCAAGAGGTATGAACTTGAGCTAAAGTACGGGGTGCAACTTAGCACTGCCGAGCTTGATGCCCAGCAGTCTATGGACAGAGAGGCACTGATCCAGCAGTCAGCTCTCATGGCCCAGGCCATGCAGCAGCCGACCCAGGCTCCAGTGCCGCCCATCAACCCTAATAGTGGAATGGTTCAATGAACGAAGATCAGGTGCGTAAGGGCCGAAAGGCCGAGCAGTTGCTGCAAGACGAGGTCTTTGCGGCTGCGCTGGAAAAGCTCGAAAACGAGCAGTTGTGGGCTTTCAAGGGCAGCAAGCCCGAGGAGGCCGACAAGCGCGAGCAGGCTTACGCAATGATCAAGGCCATTGAGTTGTTCAAGACCGAAGTCACCAAGATGGTGGACAACGGCAAACTGGCGCAGCGAGCAATTGAACGCGCCCAGAAAGTCACCGTATGAGCACGCAGGCACCGCAAACCAGTGCGTCTGCTGGCCCAATGAATTTGGCCGAAGCGGCCAACGCTCTCCAGGGAATACTGCCAGTTGATGGAGAACAGTCGCCCGAAGAGACGCAGTTGCCAGAGTCCGAAGAGGATGATGGCGCGGCCTTGAGCGAAGAATTGTCAGCGGATGCAGACGCTGCTGACGAGGAAACGCAAGAGGAACAGTCCGAGGAAGATGAGGAATCTGAGGAGCAAGACCAGCCAACCCACTTCACCGTCAAGGTTGACGGCAAAGAAGTTGAGGTGACGCTGGACGAGTTACAAAAAGGTTACTCGCGGACCCAGGACTACACACGCAAAACGCAGCAGATCGCTGAGATCAGGAAACAGGTCGAGGCTGAGACTGAGGCAGTGCGTGCCGAACGTGCGCAGTACGCACAGATGTTGGGAGCGTTACAGGCCCAGCTCCAAGGTGCCGAGACTCAAATCGATTGGGACCGTCTTTACCAAGAAGACCCCATCGAGTGGGTGCGGCAAAAAGAGGGGATGCGTGAGAAACAGGAAAAGCTCCAAGCTATTCAGTTTGAACAGCAACGAGTTGCCCAGCTCACGCAGCAAGAGCAGCAGCAGCATTTTGAATCGCATTTACAGGCGCAGCACGCAAAGCTGCTCGAGATCATTCCCGAGTGGAAAGATCCTGCAAAGGCGAAAGCAGAGAAGCAGTTGCTGGTCGAATTCGGTCAAAAGACTGGATTTACACCCGAGGAGCTGAAGGCCATTGTGGATCACAGGGCGGTTGTCGCGTTGCGTAAAGCAGCGCTGTACGACCAGATGATGACCAAGCGAAAAGCAATCACCCCTGTGACCAATAACGGTCCACGGCCAGCCAAGCCAGGTGCAGCAGGCCGGGTATCCCAAACAACTGAAGCAACTCGCGCCAAACAGCGTCTCGCAAAGACTGGCCGTGTCGATGATGCGGCCTCCGCAATCTATCAACTTTTGAGGTAACACCATGACAATCGTAGCAAGTACTTTTACAACCTATAGTGCTAAAGGCATTCGGGAAGATCTTTCAAATGTAATAACAAATATTGCACCTGAAGAAACTCCTTTCCAATCCAACATTGGCCGGGAAACCATCACCAACACTCTGTTTGAATTCCAAACAGATACCCTGGCAGATGCCGCAGCAAATGCGCAGCTCGAGGGTGATGACGTTGGCACCTTTGATGCCGTCACTGCCACCGTGCGTTTGACCAACTATGCTCAGATTTCTCGCAAGACCATCATCTTGTCGAACACTGAGGAAGTGGTCAACAAGGCCGGTCGCCGTTCTGAGTTGGCCTATCAGATCGCCAAGCGCGGTTCTGAGTTGAAGCGCGATCAAGAATTCATTTTCTTGAATGGCGGCATTGCTGTTGCAGGCAACACCACCACTGCTCGCGTGACCGCATCCTTGGGCGCGTTTGTCAAGACCAACACTGACAAGCAGACCAACGGTGTCGATCCCAGCTACACCACGCTGCCCAACAGTGCTCGCACTGACGGTAACGTGCGCACCTTCACCGAGACGATCCTCAAGAACGTCATCCAAAAGGTGTGGTCTGCTGGCGGCACTCCAAAGATCCTGATGGTTGGCCCTGTCAACAAGCAGCGCGTCTCTGGTTTCTCTGGCATTGCATCTTCACGCTTCAACATTGATGGCGGCGCAAAACCCGCAACATTGATCGGCGCTGTAGATATTTATGTCTCAGATTTCGGAAATATTAGTACTATTGCTAACAGATTCCAACGTGAGCGTGATGCATGGGTGCTTGATCCCGACTATGCCAAGATGGTTGTGCTGCGTCCTTACCAGCAAGTCGAATTGGCAAAAACTGGTGACGCTGAGAAGCGTATGTTGTTGATCGAATACGGCTTAAAAATCACGGCTGAAAATGCCCATGGTTTGGCGGCTGACTTGGTCACCTCCTGATAACTGAATAGGAGACGGGGCCAGGGAAACCTGGCCCCACTTACATGGATAAAAAAATTCTTGATGTAAGCCCCGACAAGGGCATCACGCGCACCTGGCACTACAACGCAGACACTGACGAGGCGACTATCCAGACCTCTCAGGACGTGACTGAGGTGATTGAGGCCAACAAGCGTGACTTTGCAGCTACTGACAACCGGGCGAACTGGCAAGGCGAGTGGCATCACGTTGCCAGCATCCCAGAGGCCTTGTATTACAAGCTCAAAGCTGAGGGCAAGCTCGATGACGAGGCTTACATGAAGAAGTGGCTTAATGATCCAGACAATCGATTCTTTCGCGTGAGGCCGGGACAAGTATGAATTACATTGCAGTCTGCACGCCAGCGCGGGACCAAGTCCACACCAACTACACCTACTGCCTGGTTAATCTTGTCGCGTACCACACACTCAACACTACTGACGCCATCAGTCTGAAGCTGTTGCAGGGCACGCTGATTCAGAACCAGCGTGCAGACTTGTGTCTGGATGCGTTGCGTGAGGGTTGCACGCACATCTTGTTCATTGACTCAGATATGACCTTCCCCCAGGACATGATCCAGCGGCTGCTGAAACATGACGTTGACCTGGTTGCGGCCAACTGCGCCAGACGCAGGATGCCCACAGGACCAACCGCACAAAACTATGACGAGAACGGCAAGCGCAAACCCGTCTATTCGATGCCAGAATCAACTGGTCTTGAAGAGGTTGGCAGCGTTGGGACCGGCATCATGCTGATCAAGCGCAACGTCTTTGAGGGTATGTCAGAACCCTGGTTCGATATGCCTTGGCAGTACGACACCAGAGGCTACATGGGCGAGGACGTGTTCTTTTGCAAGAAGGCGCAAGAGCTTGGTTTCAAGGTGTATATTGACCATGACGTGAGCAAAGAGATCGGCCACATTGGCACGTTTGAATTCAAGCACGACCACACCTGGATCGTCAAAGAGGAAATGGAAAAAGAGGCAAGCTGATGGCACTCACAACATACACAGAGCTGAAAACATCAGTTGGCGATTGGCTCAACCGCACCGACTTGACAACTGTTGTCCCCGATTTCATCGCGCTGGCCGAGGCTCAGATTGAGAGACAACTGCGCACCCGGCAGATGATCGTGAGATCCACGGCATCGATTGCCACCGAGTACAGCGCGGTGCCTGATGATTTTCTGGAGACAAAGTCCATCAAGCTCACCGGCACCAACCCCGTCACGCCTTTGGGCTTTGAGACGATTGATTCACTCGACAACCTGAGCACTCAATACCGATCCAGTGGCGTGCCGATCTTCTTTGGCATTGTGGGCGGCCAGATCCGAGTGCTGCCGATCCCTGACGCTGCATACACTGCCGAGCTGGCGTATTACGCCAAATTGACCAAGTTGTCATCTACCGTGGCAAGCAACTGGCTGCTGGCTCAAGCGCCTGACGTTTACCTGTACGGTGCATTGCTCCAGGCTGCGCCTTACCTGCAAGATGATGCGAGAATTGCGGTGTGGTCAGCGCTTTACCAAGCAGGCCTGGATCAGTTGCAGATTGCAGATGATCGAGGTTCTACCAGTGGCGGTGCATTGCTGACCAGGGCAAAAACATTTGGGTGATTAAATGGTAACGACAACCAAGGGCGAGATGGACGAGTCACTGCTGGAAAAGCGTGAGGGGTCCATTGATACTGATACCGAGACAACGAGCTGGGTTGAGTATTGGCATGAGGGCGAATTGGTCCATCGATCAGTCAACATGGTGCTAAAGCGCGGCGTCTTTGCCGAAGGCATCAGTCAACAAATTTGAGGGTTAAATCATGGCGAATACTCAGGCAATGTGTACCAGTTTTAAGGGTGAGCTGCTTGTCGGCCACCACAACTTTGGCACTGGCGTTGTCCGAGCTGCCACCACGGCAGACACTTTTAAGGCTGCCCTGTACCTGGCAAGCGCCACCGTCAACGCAAGCACCACGGCCTACAGCTCCACTGGTGAGGTGACTGGGACCGGGTACTCTGCTGGCGGTGTCACAGTGACCTTTGGCACGCCCCCAAGCACCTCTGGAACCACTGCGTTTGTCACGCCCAGCGCCAGCATCAGCTACAGCTCAGTGACCCTCTCCACGGCCTTTGATGCAGTCTTGATCTACAACTCGACCCAGTCAAACAAGGCAGTCAGCGTCCACACTTTCGGCAGCCAGACAGTGACTGCTGGAACCTTCACGCTGACCATGCCAACCAATGATGCAAGCACTGGCCTGATCCGGCTGGCGTAACGCAGGGGCAGCACCATGGCTGCTTACGGCACAGGCTACTACGGCCTAGGCGTCTACGGCATAGGCAATGTCGTTATCAGTGGCAACGCTGCCACTGGCGCTGTTGGCACTGTACTGGCCGACAGATCAATTCAGGAAGATGGGACCATTGCCACCGGCAATGTCGGAACCGTCACGCTCACCATCAGCATTGCCATCACGGGCAATGCCGCCACTTGTGCCGTTGGCACGCTGGCGCCAGATTCATCCAATGCACTCACAGGCAATGCGGCCACACTGGCCGTGGGCACTGTCGCGCCTGCTGGGTCAATCGACCTCAGTGGCAATGCGGCCACTGGTGCAGTTGACTCTGTTGGGGTTTCCCGGTCCACGGCCACAACTGGCAATGCGGCCACTGGTGCTGTTGGCACTATGTCGGCAGAGGTGATCTCATTCCAGGCCATCACAGGTGTTTCTGGGACTGGTGAAGTTGGCAGTGTGTCAAACGTCATCACTGTTGCGATAATCGGAAATGAGGCGGTTGGATCTGTTGGGGCAATGGTTGGGTTTGGATGGGGGTCGATACCAGACACGTCTGAAACCTGGACCGCCCAGTCAGATACACCAGAGACATGGTCGCCAGTGTCCGACACGGCAGAGACATGGACTCCAGAGTCAGACACGTCAGAGACTTGGACTCAGATCGCAGACAATTCAACATCGTGGCAACAGGCCGCATAGGGGTAAAAAATGGCAAAGACGGGATCATTAACGCAACAGCGCTTGAAAGAAGTGCTGCACTATGAT